GAATCGTTGTGCATTAAGAACAGGGAGTTTTAATAACGCTGCTAAGATGGACATTATTATGGGCAATTCTGGAAAAATTTATGGAGGAGGTGGAAACGGTGGAAACGGTGGAAATGCAGGTGAAGAGGATGCAAATAGTGGTAATGCAGGAAAGACCGGAACCAGTGCATTAGGACTTCAGAGAAATGTAGAGGAAATAGTGTTAAGTGGGGGATCACTTATCAGAGCAGGTTCTGGTGGTGGTGGAGGTGGTGGAGGTGGTGCCGGAGAATTGAACAATAGTGAGGAATATGGTGGTGGAGGAGGAGGTGCCGGAGGTGCTGGCAGTCCTCCAGGATCGGGAGGTTCACGAGGTAATAGTGCTGGAGAGGTAGATGATTATGGTAATAATGGTGGTGGTGGAAGCACTAATAATGGTGGTGGAGGTGGTGAAGGAGCTACAGGTGGAGAGGAGGAAAACAACGCCGATGGTGGTGGTGGAGGAGGTGGAGGATCCTGGGGAGGTTCTGGTGGCAGTGGTGGTGAAAGTGGAAACGGAACAGGAGAAGCTAATGATGGAAACTCTGGAAGCACTAGTGGAACTGGTGGTTCTGGTGGAAGAGGTGGAGCCAGAGGAAGTGGACAAGAGCAAAAAGACGGAGGAAGTGGAGGTGCCTCTGGATATTCGATTACTTCAAATACTTCAATTCCGGGAGTATCAGGAGGAACTGTTCAAGGTCCTACAGGAGCAAATCAAGGAGTATCATAGATAGATAAATTAGATTATTATAATGGAAAAATTAGAAGCAATAGTGGATGAATTTCCTTTTCCACATATGATTATTGAGAATTTTTATAATGAAAGTGAATTGGACCTTATATGGGAAGAATTAAATTTTTATACCAAACCAGGAAAATTTTTAGAAGCAAAATATTATGGTGGAATAGTTGATTATACAAACTCTAAAGCACTTTTATTAGATGAAATATATAAAAATCATAGACTTTTATCAAATATTTTAACCGTAAATAGAAAGTTATTTAATAGCGGAGTCTTAGATCATTTTGCTAATATACATCAAAGTTGTATTTTAGCAACTGATTCAAATTACGATACGACCAAAGTCAGATACTATCACGATGGAGAGTATTACGATCCTCATACTGACAAATGCCAACCATTTTTAGGATTTTCATATTTTTATAAGGAACCAAAAAAATTTACAGGTGGAGAGTTATTTTTCCCACAATATGATTACGAGATTACTTGTGATAATAATTCTATGATTATCTTTCCTGGATGGGTGGAGCACGGAGTTACTAAAGTTAAAATTGATGAATCTGATTACTTTGATGGATTTGGTCGTTATGCAATCACTTCATTTTTTGGACGTAAACAAGTTGAAGGGGGAAAATGATAAATCAAAATTTTATATCAATTTATGATGATATCTTATCAAAAGAATATTGTGATATTATCATTAATGAATTTGAGAGTAAATTAGACCGGCATCATAAAGGTACAGTTGGAAATAGTAAAATTAAACCAGAAACTAAAACATCTACAGACATTTCTTATAATACAACCGAAAAATGTGATAGTGTTTCTATTATTTTAAGTACCTTAGAACTTGGTATAAATGAATATAGAAATAATTATCCTGATGTAGATCACATAGGTTCTTGGACTATTGACCCACTTTTTAATATACAAAAATATGAACCAAATGAAGCATATTTTGGCACTCACTGTGAATGTGCATCATTAAGATCATCTAAAAGAGTTCTTGCCTGGATGTTCTACTTAAATACTATAAATGATAATGGAGGAACAAGGTTTCCAACATATGATCTCACCATAAATGCCAGAATGGGTAGATTAGTTATTTGGCCTGCATATTGGACTCATCAACATCATGGTATTGTAAGTGAGACTGAAACAAAATATATTGCTACAGGATGGCATATATTTACAGAGACTTGACACTATCGTAAAAACCCTGTAGACTACCTTTGTTAGGGTTGAAGAGGAATCTATAAGACACATTAAGAACCGTCCACCAGGTCGCACTGGGGACGGTTTTCTGCTATAATAAGAAGGTAATCGAGGGAGACCTTTGACCATCACTCTGCGACCCCATCAGAAAGATGCCGTTGATGCCATGCTGGTTCATCAAAAGGGTCAGATTATTGTACCGACTGGTGGTGGTAAGACCTTATGTATGATTACTGACACTCAATCCTCTATTAAGAACATCAGTAGTGGCAACACTACGGTTATTGTTGCACCTCGTATTCTGCTTGCAGAACAACTTTGTAGTGAGTTTCTGGAAGTCATCGATACAACTCACACACATGTGATGCATGTTCATAGTGGTGAGACTTCACACTTCTCCACAACAAAAGCAGAAAAGATCAATCTTTTTGTAAATACTGCTAGAACTGCTGGTGAGAATGTAGTAATCTTTACCACATATCACTCTCTACATCGTCTTGTAGAAGCAGATATTGAAGTCAATACGATTTACTTTGATGAAGCGCATAACTCAGTCCAACGTAACTTTTTCCCTGCTACGGAGCACTTTTCTGCTGATGCTGATCGGTGTTACTTCTTCACTGCTACTCCTAAGCATTCTCTCTCTATTTACAAGGCAGGGATGAATGATTATGAGGTCTACGGTAAAGTCATATGTAATGTTCCTGCTCCTACATTAGTAGAGCAAGGATATATTCTGCCACCTAAGGTTGTTGTAAAGCAACTGGATATGGTTCAAGATAAGCAGATGATTGCCGACCGTGATTGTCAGAATTTGATTGATACGATTGATGAGAACTCGCTGGATAAGATTCTGATTGCCGCACGTTCTACCAAACAGATTATCAAACTTCTGAGTCAATCTGACTTCCGTAATCAACTGGCAGAACGTGGTTATTCCTGTCTGTATATTACATCCAAGACTGGTGCTATCATTGACGGTCAGAAAGTCAATCGTGAGGTATTCTTTGATACTCTGAATGCATGGGGTAAAGATCCTAACAAAAAGTTTGTTGTTCTTCATCACTCTATTTTGTCTGAAGGTATCAACGTCAGTGGACTTGAGGCAGTATTGTTCATGCGTAACATGGATTATATCGGTATCTCCCAGTCAATCGGTCGTGTGATCCGTCTAGGAGGCACCCAGAAGACCTTTGGACTGGTCTGTGTTCCAGTCTATGATAAAGTGGGCATCAGCACTGCTAAGTCCGTTCAGGCAGTTGTAGACACCGTGTTTAAGCAGGGTCAACCTGCCATTTCCGTTATCCGTCGTTGAGGTTATTATGAAAAAACTATCACCATTTGAAAAAGCAACAGAAAGATATCAGAATGCTCAAAAAATGATGTTTGTGAAAGAACGATTAAAAAAAGAATTACCCCCTCGTGGTAGTGCTGCTTATAGATATTTTTCTGATCCAGATAAAAATCCACCATCATATTATAGTCTTGTGGAAAGTATTGATAATATGTCTCTCGAAGAATGTAAAAATCATCCCTCTTGGAATTGGTGTTGGTGGATTGATTTATGGGAATTCCCATGAGAACTGACCACTTGCTGAACTGTCACTCTGCCCCTCCACTCTGCCCCACTCTGCCCTATAATACAAAGGTAATCAACGGAACACCACCATGAAAGTTGCAGTGACTCTCTATGAATCTGGAACAACTTTTGAGGAGGTTGTTATTGCCCGTGATTATCAACAAGCAAATCAGAAAGCACTTGCACGTAATCCTGGATCTACAATTATAAGTACCACTGCTATTTTTGATCAACCTGATCATGATACTTCTTGGACTGAAGAATCTTCACATGATGGAGGTTATTCTTCCTCTTCTGGTTCTTCTAGTGGACTTGGTGGAATTGCAATTCTAGCACTTGGTGGATGGTTAGCATGGGAGGCATGGAAGTTGGGTTCTGCTGTTGTTATGACTGCTTGGCAGTGGATTGTAGGTGCTGCACAATGGGCATGGGGTTTATTCTCTTGGATTCCATTTATGTCACCACAACTTCTTGTTGGTCTTATTTTTGGTTTCTTCTTTATTGTTCTTATTCTTGGAGCACTTGATGACTAAGTTTCTCAAACCACATGTTCATAATCAGAGTCTTCTGAATGTAAAACCAGGAGACCCTGATGGTTTTGTATCTAATGATGGAATGTGGGCTGCTATACCATTAGCAGGAAAGAAGAAAGGGTTCTGTATTATACATAATGGTAGTCAAGTGCATAGTGTAAAAACGTATAAACAAGCACTTGATTATATCAAAAAGTATTCTAAAATTAAAAAGAAAGCAACCTCCTCTCTTGAAAAATTTCTATGACTGACCAACAACAAAAACGCAAAGATGCACTTGGACTTTTTTACGAAAGTGTATTAAAACCTGATTCTGAACTTAGAAAATGTGCTCACAATCAAGAATGTTTCTTTGAGTTGATGGAATGGAGAGCAGAAATTTTAGAGTATCTTGATAATCGTAGAAATCAGGAGTTTCACCAATGACAGCACAATATATGCTTTTTTTGGTATTTGGAGTTATTTTATATGTGATAGTTGTTGATCCAAATGTCGCAAAAGCATTTGATTATCTTCTAAAGTTAGTGAATACAAATATTAGAAAGGAATTGTGGTGGTTAAAAAATAATCCTTCTAATCCTGTGGTAAAATATATGATGTACCGTAAAAATCTCAAGCTTGCGAAGGAATTGCGAGCAAAAATAAATAAACATCTAGAGGCAAAAGAATAATATGCTGTCTACGAAATACCGTCTTCGGTTAGAATTTATTTGTAAATGTATTGCAAATAATGAAGAAGTGAAACTTGAAGACATGGTATGGGCACAAAAACTTGCGAAAGCAAATACTTCTGCTCATGAAATGTTAAAGAAGGCACGAAGACAATCTTCTCAAGATATTGAGGAAGGTAGTATGGATGATTTTATGAATAGGATGGGATTAGGAGACCCGGACCCATCCAATTATAAAACGGGATTTAATGGTGCTGATGATATTGTAAATTGGTTTAATCAAGATAAAAGAGATGATTGGAGGCAAAGAGATTAAAATGCAAGCAGTAATTTACAGCAACGGAAGTCAAGAGTGTGAGAGAATGATATCTCTTCTTAAATCTCTTGGTGATGATTTTCATGAATATGTTTTAGGTGTTGACTTTGATGATAAGGCATTTGAGGCAGAATTTGGATCAAATGCAACATATCCTCAGGTTGCAATTGGATATCATCATATTGGTAGTATGAAGGAGGCACTTCAGTATATGAATGAGCAAGGGATGTTTGTATGAAACCTATAATCCTTTTTGCTTGTTTTTTACCTCTGGCATTAATTTGGATTATTATGAAACTCTCATTATGGATTGCAGCTGTTAATCAAGAACAGAATTATGTCCGATCAGAATCCAGAAAACCACACGGACCATATGTGGCAGATGCATATGCGGATGTTGATGCGGAGGAAGAAGAGTATGGAGACCGCACAGATTATAGATGATGCCTTATATGAGTATTATACTGTAGAACAAGGTAAACCCGTCCCTAATTGGAAATATATGAAAGATGCTGATTGGTGGATTGATTATCTTGAAAGTTTAGGTATTGACCCAAGAAATCCATAGTGTTAAATATAACACAAGTTGGACTGAAGCAATGGATCAGAACTTAAATTGGAACTTACTGCATCAGTTTGCAAAAGAATTAGGTGATGAGGGTCATGACTACAAAATACATCAGAGATCCTTATCAGACACAGTGAGCACACACAAGGAAATTGTGATAGAATATGGGTATAATTCAAAAGAAACCTGATGCCTGATGAAATTTGGAAAGTCATGAACAATCTTGAGCAATCATTTTCCCGTATTTCTACGGTAGAATTTATGTTAGATGAATTGCAAGAGGCTGTAGATGAACAAAATCAAATGAAAATTGTTGATATTTGTTATGCTCTAAATTCCTTCCTTCCAGTTTATACTGAAAACTGGGATAAAAACTTTAAGAAAGCATGGAAAGAGGTGGTAGTATGATTCCAGTTTTTGTCGATGATCCTAACACCTGGACAACAATACAGGTTCCACAAGAGATTGTGAGAATTTGTGAGGATTTTACATCACTTGATCCCTATAATGAAGAAAACACTGTCAGTCAAAAGTTAAGATTGATTGATTGTTATTGGTATAATATGGGATATTATGGTGGTGTCCCTCCTATCTTTCCTTTGTTTGAATAATATGATTAATCCAATCTCTTATGTAAAGAACACCAGAACTTCTTATTCTAAATTATTAGAGAGGAATATAAATGAGGTTCAGGTTCAATTTGATGATGAAAATCCTGCATGGATTCCTTATGATACTTTAATCGCAATAGATCGCATGATTGCAAATGGAAAAGAATAATGTTGTAGAGTACATAGGATGCTCTCAAGAGCAGATAAGATGGGGAAATAATGATGATCCTACTTCCTATCTTATAATTGGTAAGGAGTATACAGTTGAGAAAGTAGATGTTCATTCTCAACATACAAAAATCAAACTCTATAATAAAGTGGGATGGTTTAACTCAGTATGCTTTAAACTAAAACATTCTGGGGTAAATAGTAGTTTAGAATATCTAAAAGACATGGATCCAGATAGTATACAATTAGAAACCACATCTAAACTCTTTGAATATGAAAAACTATCCAGAGAAATTGAGAACTGTGAAGATCTTGATACTGTTAAAGTAATGGCAAGATGCTTCATTAAATTATATTTGAGACATCAAGAAGTTACAGTCCAAACTATGAAAATGCGATGAGTTTAATTGACCCTTCTGACCCACTATTTTTCACAGAATCATCCAGTGAACCTTATGATCGACATCACTATAAAATTATAAAAACTGATGGTATGTCTCTTACAGTAGAATCATGGGGAGAAGCACAATCAATCTGGTGGAATACTCCATCATCTTTTCTCTCTCATATTGATGTAATAGATAAACAAGAAGCAAAAGGTTTCAAATGATTAATGATTTTCTAGACAACTTAGGTGCTCAACAACATGAAAAAATGATTGAGAAGAATGCCAGCAAAGAAGACTACTACAACTCGCAAAGCGAAGGTAAAGAGTTCAGCAAAAACTCCCAAGAAAAAGAATCTAACACCTGAAGAAATGCATCCATTTAAAGCATTCCCTTATCGATTAGAATATAAGGACGGAAACGAAGATCGAATTTGCCACTTTGATTGTGATGAACACAGACAAGCATACATCAAACGATACAAACTTAGAAAAAACAAATACACAATTAATGATCTCACCGTTGCCTAACCTAATCGCAATGGGCTTGATATTTCTGTCCGTCTTTGCTATAATCACTGCAGGATACATTCACGGGCATATGAGCATCTCTGCTGTCTACAAAACTTTAAATCCATGACTAAAAAAGAATTTACCGGAAAGGGTGGTGAAAGTTGGGAGTGGGAAGAAACTCCTGAGGTTACTGAGGCACTCAAACAACTTCATGATAGAGTGAGACTTGTTAAACTCAAAGAGCAAGATGATCAACTAAACTATGATACAGGAGGAAAATGAACGATCAATTTATGAATGACGACCAATTTGATGAATTAATGGGAGATGTTGATCAGTTATTGAAAAGTGGACAGGAAAAGTACAAGAAAAAAATGAACAATATCAAGGAAGAAAGACTTGATTTTGAAGATATGGAACTTCTTCAATTGGAGTTCTATGTAAGTGAAATGGAGAAAAATTGTTCGATGGGTGGAGAGATCCGTCGTCATGAATCCATTTACCATAAAATCAAAAAAGAACAATCACGACGAATTCTTGTTAAACTTGAAGAAGAAGCACTCGGTAAATTTAAATGAAAGATCAACCAATCACAGTCGAAGACTATAAAGAGCACAGTCAAGAGTTCTTTGATAAGTATTTTTATGTTGCGAAAGAACTTGGTGAAGGTGCTAAGGCAGAAGACATCCTTAAAATTATGGAGTCTCTTGCTGGTGTTGTTATGAAGAAAAGGTCTGAAACTAAAGTAGGACCTTTTGGATTCAATAAAAAACCACCCGAAGAGAACAATGATTCAGACTGATACAAAACCAGAAGTTATTATACCTGAAGGTGCCGAACTTATTGATGAGTGTTTCTATGTTTGGGAAACTCGTTATGGTTTGTTTTCTTCGATGACCAAACAAGGTCGTAAAATGCTTACTGGTGCTATCAAAGATAATGTAATCATCATGACCCGATTTCATCTCCAATGTGAGCAGGATGGGACTTTAGATGATCATACTATAGTTGTTTCTAGTGGAGGATCCTATAAGGATTTGTGATTATGTATGAAGAACTTAATTGTTTTGAAGAAGCATTAAAACATTTTGGTACAAGAGTAGAAATCATTACTGCTATGGAAGTATCAAAACGCATTAGTCCGGATGATGCATATAAAATGATAAAAGATGAACTCAAGGAAGTAAAAAAGTGTCGTAAACAATTTAAGAAAGATGAGTGCTGATTCTCTTAAAGTCCATCAGAATGAAGATGGTTCATTTGATCTTGAATGGGATAAAAATGATCCTAATTGGAGTTGGTTAAATAATATGACAAGTAAAGAAATTCAATCTTTTATGGAAAAAGCAATCCAAGATGAACTTAATTCTCATGCATGAAGATGTTACCAATTCTCAAAAAGACTGGGAAGACTTTTGGAATTCTTATGATGAATGGAGTTATGAGGATCTTGAAAAGATATGGAATGAAATGGAAAAAATTGAACCACTAATATCGAAAAAATAATTATGGCACTTTCACAATCAGTCGAAGAATCACTTAAAGAAGCAGAACTATCACTTCGCAATGCACTCGCATTTGCTGCAAGACAAGAAAGACCAATGGTTTGTAGCACTATTGCAGAGATGATTGGTAAAATAGAATCAGTCATTCATACTGATGAAATTCTTGATAAACTTGAAAATCGTAAACCCGGAGATAGTGGTATGTTTGATTCTTGGTTCAATACCGATGAATAAATCTGAATAAAATCTTAAATTCCTAGATAATATTGAATTCTAATGTTAGAATATCAACACACCGCAAGAAATCTATGACTTTACCAAAAAACGGCAGGAAATTGACCGAAAATGAAGAAAAAAGTATGAAAATTGCCCTAAAAGAGGCAGGTATTCGTGCAATTCATCCCGAAAGAATGGAAGCTCTTGCTGATTATTTGGTAGAAAAAGCAAAAAGACAAAATAAATAAAAACAGAAAAACAATAACACAATGGAAAATATCGAAACCCATATCGCAAAGGATAAAGAAATCCTTGAAAACCCAACAATTTCTCCACAACAAAGGAGACATATTGAAGGTGAACTACATGAATTAGAAGATTATGTAGAACATCACAAGGCAGAGATTGAGGCAGGTGATCATCATGACCCGACACCATTAGAACTGTATTGTGATGCTAACCCATCAGAACCTGAATGTAAAGTTTATGAGGATTGATTGAGACAGTTTAAGAAGTGTCACACCGACCCTCCTGGGGTCTTTTTTATGCATTATAATAACAAGGTAATCAAGCAAAGGCACCATGGGCACCCGTTCCCGCATCGGCATCGAACTTCAAGATCAGAGCATCGTTTCTGTTTATTGTCATTATGATGGATATCCTGCGTTCAACGGCCGTGTTCTGCGTGACAACTATGATACCGTTGAGAAAGTAAAAGAATTGATTGACGGTGGTGATATGTCCTGCACCTGGACTAATGCAGGTTGGGGTAATGAAACTCTGCCTGAATCTGGTGCTCTGTATTATACTTCCCGTGGAGAAAAAATCGAAGATAATGCACCACGTCTTGATAAAGATATGGAAGAGTTTTTCTCTGATGGTGAAGAATACTCCTATATCTTCCGTAATGGTAACTGGTTTGCCTATGATATGCACCAGTTTGAAGATATGGTAGCACCAGAACCTGTGGAAATCCCTGCTGGACCACTTGCCTAAGTGTCCCAATGCATCCTGAAACCCCATCAGGATGCCCTATAATACATTCATACAAGGGAAACCACCATGACTGCCACCTTCACCGACTACGTTGCTCAGAAAGACGCACAGAATACTATTCAACTCAAAGTGAGGGAGTATTGCCTGATGCTCTGTGATGCACTGCAACAATCTCATCAACGTCAATATCCAAATAGTGGTCGCAACTATTCTTATGCACTGATTTCTGGTCGTAAGTATCACAAAGTGATGCAGTGTGTAGATGGTCAGACTGAATCAGTTCATGCCTTCATTGATAAGAAGACTGGTTCCGTATTCAAACCAGCATCAATCAAAGCACCAGCAAAAGGAGTGCGTTTCAATCTCTTAATCATCCAAGAACGTGAGTTTGTATTGGAGAACTGTGATTGGGCTGGAGGATATTTGTATCGTAATGCATACTTTACAGCAGGTTGATATGAATTATACTAAAGAACAATTAATTGATGCCTTGGTGCATGAGTGGGACTATCTCTGCCATGATGATTATGACCCAGAAGATCCAACACCAGAAGAATATCGTAAAGAGATGGAAGAACTTACAATCGAACAATTGATTGAAGAAACATCAACTGACGAAATTTACACTCTTGACGATTTTATGGAGAATCATGGATGATGAAAGTATCATGTGATCGATGGATTGTCTCATGGAAACGTGAGAAGAAAAATGGTTACACTTCAACACAGGAAGTTGTAGTTTATGGAATTGAAAATGTTAAGCATGTCATTGACACAATAGTTCCAACAGATGAATGGAGTGTAACACCGGCATGACTGCTAAGGAAAAACTTTTATTCATCTCATCATTTATCTGGTTTTTACATTGGGGAACATGTCTAGCATCTACCATTTTGGATACGGTTATTCTAAGATCATCTGTGAGGATGTTACCTCTTGGTTTTTGAATGAATATTTTCCACGACATAGCATTTGTGTGGACATTATTCATAAAGGACTGAAACGTAATGGTGTTGTTGGTTATTGTGCTGTGATTGATGGATATTATCGACCACGACACTTCCTGATTGAACTTCACACACATATGGATAAGGAAACATATATAAAAACTCTTTTTCATGAACTGACCCATATGGCACAGTGGATACGTGGTTCTCTGCGGTTTCATCATGGAAAAATGAGATATTGTCAAGAACCGGTGGAGAATTACGACTATTGGGATCAACCACATGAAATTGAGGCACGGGAGGAAGAAGTAAGGTTATATGATCAGTGGTTAAATGAGAAATAGAGTGTGCCAGTCGGCAAACCGGGTCAATTTTTCAAAAACCCCTTGACCTCCGGGCAATATGGGGTTATAATAACAAGGTAAACAAACAACGGGCAATCAAGTCCGAGTTCAACATGAAAAAATTCTGGCAAGAGGTTCTGCTCCTCCCTTACAAGTCCAATTCTCAAGACAACCCACTTCATGAGAAGCAAGTCGAAGAACTGCTGATTAAGCACGGATTCCGATATATTGCTCAACCGAATGGTATTCAAGCAAGTCCTGATTTTCGAGTGTTCCTTGAAGACGGTAAAACCGTTGACATTGAATGTAAGTCAAGTAAGCAAACTTATCCTACTTACAATGGTGGATTGCCGAAAGAAGGTGTTGTCTACATCTTCAGCAGTAATCGTTACAATCAAACAACAATCTTCTTTGCCGATGATGTTGTTTCTACCAAGAAACGTCAACAATTCAATAATCTAACTGAAGAATTGAATGCAGTTCTGAAACTTCATCAAATGGATGAAGAATGGCAGGAAGATTCCCGTGGTTTTGATTTTTACATTCGCAACATGTATGTTCAGAACGGTGCTGGTAAGAAAGACTACTTCAAGCACTTTGAACGTCAACAGTGCGAATCCAATGTCCTGAATCACACCTGGTAACAAATTATGAAGAGGGATTGAATTCCCTCTCCTTTTCCTTTATACTACTTTTATCAAACAAACCTATCATGTCTGCCACAGTTAATTTTCTAAGAGACACTATTCGTAATTTTGTAGAACCAAATGAAAAGTTTGAATTACAACAATTACTTTCTAAACTATCTGATCCTTGGGATTCTGTTTATGATGGTAGAACAAGTGAAGATTCAAGAGAAGCATGTGTAAGAGCAGATCTTCAAATATTAAGAGATGAAAATTGTATTAAATTTATTGATTATGATGGTACTTATCGACTTAATCCAATGATTTTTCAAAATCTTAACGATTGCCTTAACACTGAAACAGTTTATCCAGAAAAACATATTCTCTCTGTGATCAATCAACTGAAACAAAAAGCACCTGAACCTGAAGGTGATCATATCACTTTTGATCGTTGGGACTATATCCGTAAAGACGAAGTTATTGATCATGAAGAAGCAGTTCGATTGGGTCTGAAAGAGTATTATCAGCAGCGTGATGGTAATGATCTTTTTCACGACACTGTTGCTCAAATCAATGAGAGTATTCAGAACAAAGGTTGGATGTATAATGTACCACAACCTTCAGTTTCTGAATTGAAAGTACCTATTATGGGTTCTGACGGCAAAATGAAGAAATACGTTCTTCGTAATGGTCGTCACCGTTATTGTACTGATGGTGATTATCTGCCTTGTTCTGTAATTAGTGCTCCACATGAGGATTTTCTGCAGAAGTTTGGTTCTACTTCCAACAATCCTGATGGTGTTCACCTCTGCAACTTTACCTCTGAGGCAGATGCTACCTCTGCTATTCGTGATTGGATTCGCAAAGGACGTTTGGAAGCAAATGTTGATGCTGTAAAAGACTATCTTAAGGCAACATATCCACATATCACACCTTCTAATCGTGTTGATACTGCCGTCAAGATCCTTGAACTTGAAGGTCATCGTGAGTCCATTCGTACATGGAAACAAGCAGAAATCCGTCAATTTATTGGCAATCCTAAGACTTTCGATATTGTTGATGGAGTTGACTACAAGAACAAAGTCATTCGTTATGTTTCTATCATGAACCAGTCTGAAACTGATGTTCGTTTAATGAAGCAAATCATGGAAGATATGGTAAATCCAAAGTATAATGAATTTTCCTTTGAAGTTTATGGAGCACTTGGCAACCGTAGTGGTCGTGATGAAGAAGTGACTTCAGAAAATATCACTGAACTTCGACTGCGTAATGAAGGAAAATGGCGTGAGTTTGTTGCTCTTGCTTGTAAGTTGGCAAAAAAGAAGTCCAGTGGTAAAATGTCTAGTGTAATGTTCAACTGGGTGTACCAAGATAATAATGAAGAAATCCCTGATGAGTTCCACCTTTGATATTGTAACAGGTAATTGTAAAGATGTTCTCTCCACTTATGGGGAGAACTATTTCCATTCATGTATCACTGATCCCCCATATGGTATGGGTATGGATCACTGGGATCATTCTGTTCCCGATGTAGACATCTGGTGTGAAGTTTATAGGACTTTGCGACCAGGTGCTTTTTGTCTTGCATTTTGTTCTCCTGAGTTGTATCATCGTCTGGCATGTAATGTAGAGGATGCTGGTTTTATTATCAAAGATCAGATTATGTGGATGACCACAACTAAGATGGCAAAATATAATCGATTGAAACCAGCACATGAACCGATTGTAGTAGGACAAAAACCTTATGAAGGTTCTCTCAAAGAGAATCATGAGAAATGGGGATGTGGATTGATAGATATCGACAATACTCGCGTGCCTTGGGATGGAAAACCACCAACAGGTTGGATTAAAGGTGGTGAGAAACGTAGAGTATTTGGTGGTATTCAGAATAAGGCATGTGATATTAAAACCAAAGAAGAATATTGGATTGATCCATCTACAAATGAACCAATACCAAAAGAAACTACCGGTGGTAATGCTGCAGGACGTTATCCAATGAATATTATTGGTGAAGTACAACCTTCTGAGCAAAAGTATTTTTATGCACCAAGAGCAACAAAGAAAGAAAAGGGAGAAAATAATGATCATCCTACAGTTAAACCAGTATCATTAATGGAATATCTTATTAAGATCTATTCTCCTGCCGGTTCTATTGTTCTGGATCCATTTTGTGGTAGTGGCACCACTGGAGTCGCTGCCATAAGACAATATAGGAACTTTGTTGGTATGGATCTTAGTGAACACTATACAGAAATAGCAAGAGGACGTATGACAGTTGAGGAACTGGCACAGAACCCCTTGGAGAGTGCTCTGTATGCCTTATAATACAGAGGTAATCAAGGGAACACCACTCACATGCAACTCACCGCCAAGCACGGAAACATGGTTGTTGACTTCTATCCTGTGAAGTATGCCGATAATACGATTAGTGAGCGTCTGATGTATAAGACCGTCACATTCAGTAATGACATGCAATCCAAGTCTTACATCAACAAAGAATCATTTGAGAAAGAGGTTAATAATCGTGTTGAGGGTTATGGTTATGAAGTAACCGATTTGCATGTTGAACCACAACTGTTTAATTCAGCACTGATTCAGACCAGATGGTAAAGTGTCACAGGGCATCTTGAAACCCGTTCAGGATGCTCTATAATAAGCACATACGCAACCGATCCCATGAAGATGTCACCCGAACTCAAAGCACGTCTTGCTCAACCCGAATCCCGTGCAGAGTATGCTTTCAAGTTTATCTCACAATGGACAAAGGATGGTGCCAGTGGTCATGCAATGAATGTATGGTCTGAATGGTTGGATGTTGTGAATGAAACAGTCGAACCCACCGAACTTTACTAAATGAAAGTAATTCAGTATGTATTGAGTGGCATTTGTATTACATTTGCCCTCAGTGTTTATTTGCTATTCTTAGCACAACGTGATTCCAAACTGTTTCAGAACTATGATGAATCAACAACAATCGAATCAAGAGTTCGTGAATGATTTGTTTGACAAACTCTTTAAGCACACAGACACGGACATGATTGATTTGCACGATGATGATTCGTGCTGTGACCATCTTGAATTTGAACAACTCATTCTTGACTTCTAATGACTGATTTAACTTTTTCTGGTGTATTTCTAACAGTTGAGGAACATGATTGCATGTATACGGTTTGTAGTGAGGGTGAATTATTCCGTGTTCCATTTGACCAGTTAGTATTAAACTTTGATGAGTTTGAGATTGTAGACTTTTGGGATGATGATGTAGATGCAGAGCAATTGGAGGAGATACAATCAAAGTTAATTGATATGATGCAAATTGCCGGATTGTATTTCAAATCACAACCAGTTGAATTATCATGAATGTATCTCATATGATTGAAAGACTTGAAGATGCGATTCAAGTATGTTATGATGTTGGTAAGGATAAAAATAAAGGTTATCCTTATGCGACTGGTTATGCTCAGGTTACAATGAAAGAAACCATATGGATGTTAAAGGAGTTAATGAATGAAGAAGACTGAAATTAATATTGAATTGAATGTGCATGAATTAGATATTATACTCAAGGCACTTGAATTAGTAGAGAACGGAGATGAGATACAGATTAATCGATCATCAGGTAGTATTGATACTTTATATGATCGGTTATATGATTATTATGTTACATTAGACACAACAAACGTTGAACTCAGTTATGAACCTTATGTTGAACCATCTTTCTGAACCAGTGACACCACAGACGAATCCAGAGTTATGGTATTCATGGTATAATGTGGTCAAAGAAGATGCTCCTGAAGTATTGGATGAATTTATTGAAAACACTGCTGCCAAGATGGAAATCACAGTTGATGTGTTTCTTGCCGAATGGATTATTGAATGATAAATAATAGTGCTTGTTTGTTTGGCGACACAAGCAACAAGGGGGATAAAAATATCCCCTTTTTTATAAATAACTATGCCAAACAAACAAAGCAGATGGAAGAACAATGGTTGATAGACCTTCGCAACTTTGTGTGCGAAGAACCAGACCCTAGTGAGTTTATTCAAACTCCCAAAGTTTCCGATAAAATGAAACAGGCAATCAGTATTGCAAACAAAGGGAACAAAAGCAAGACAGGACAAAAACTATCTGAAGAAACAAAACGAAAAATAAGTAAATCAAATATGGGTAAAAAGGGTCATTCTCCATCACCCGAAACAAGAAAAAAAATGAATGAAGGTCGTAGAAAAGCACAATCTGCTATTGGTGAGAACAATCCCCGCGCACGACATTATGAAATCACATTTGAGGATGGAAGAGTTGAATGCATCAAATCATTACAAACTTGGGCGAGTGCAAATGGATATGTGCCAACGTCAATCCGAAACCTGTATAATGGGAATGGTAATACAAAACACAAAGACATCATCAAGGTGAGACCATTATGAAAAAGTATATGTATGTTGTTGATTACTGGGTGCCATTTCCATCATCAGAATATGGGGGTTTAATTACATTGATTGCAGAGAATGATACAGAAGCCCTTGAATTGTTATCTGATGAGGAATTATTTAATGAAGACTATGGTCATTTAATTATGGAGAAGATTATAACTGCGACTAAGTTGGAGTTGGCAAATGATTATGAAAGTGGTATAATAGAAGTATTCTGCACTTAATTTCTATGGAAGAATTATACAAACTCCAAGAGGAAGAAACCTCAGGATGGACTGATATCACGGGACCATTAACAAAGGAAGAATGTAAGAAGTATTATGATGCACATTTAAATGAAGGTACAAGTCCAAAACGATTAAAGGTTGTAAGAGTCCAATGATTGATTTCCCACATCTACCACCCAAAGGTTATTCTTATTCATTTGAATCATTTAATGCTAGGTATATGCGCATATGGATATCCAATCATGGAGAGTTCTCTTATAGAGATACACCACCTAAGTCAATATGGGGATTCTATTCATCAAAGAAGGGTTCCTACGGAGAGCAAAAGTATTATGCACCAATTAATTCAAAGAAGGTAGGTAAGGAAGTATTGATTAAGGATACAACTCCTTATAGTGCAATGAAGAAGAACTTAAATTTATTAGAAGCATTATTATACTCATGAGTTATGTACCAAAGGTTAATGATTATGTAATATGGAATCATCATGGTGTGATACATGAAGGATGGGTATACTTTGTTGATAGTTTGTATATTACGATTGAGATAGGAGTCAAACCTAAACCTAATTGTGAGTATACCCGTGAGGAGAAACATAAGTATATTCATACTTTATTATTGTGTTATCCGCATCAGTGGAAGGATCTTACTTATGTAAAGAGTCGAAAGAGTGTTTATGAGACAGATTAAGAACTGACCACCTAACTCCCATGAGGCACCTAGATGCCTTATACTCATTACATACCAAAGAACCTCAATTATGGATTTCGGAATTCTTCTACAGGCAATTGGTTATGTGGCAGTTGCCCTGTTTTTTACCGGTCTTGTTGTTGGATGGATTATTCTTGTAATGGAAATGATTAAAAATCATGTCTTACAAGGAATTATTGGTCTTCTTCCTCTTATAACATTTCTTACCATTATGCAATATCATATTCTTGCCAATTCATAAGATGACCACTGAACTCCCATAGGGCACCTAGATGCCCTATACTCATGATGATGTAGTAGAAGCAACTATCACTGAAGATACAGATGAACAAGTGCTTGATTGTATGGACAAACTATTTGGAGAGGTAAAGTGATTAACTTGGTTTCGGTAATTGATTCATTACTTTACGCAAACCATACTGATTGATATATTGCTCTAATGAACCTTCTATTATACTATTCATAAACTCATAGGAAGTAGGAACTGGAAGACCTTTTCTTATAGAAGCAGAGTGAACTTCTTTTATCTTTGCTAATATGTAAGAATCTAATTTAAATCCATTCACTTTATCATTATGAGATATATTCTTTTCTCTACTTACCCATTCTAAGTTTTCTAATGTATTATCAGTACTATTACGATTGATATGATTAACTTGCATTGTGATGTCATCAGTTGGAATGAATGCTAATGCAACTAATCTATGAACTAAGAAATTCTTTAAAGGTTTGCTTTTATCCTTAGGTGTTAATACAACAGATCTATATCCATGATTCTTCTTTTTCCATCCGGGGGAAAGCATCTTTGGTTTCTTTTGCTTAAATGACCATACATTACCTTCCACATCAATACCATAACCTTCATAATCTTTCAGATGTTTTGTATTCTCAAACCTTATAAATCTGGATTGCATTGCTTATAGTTTACCACTGCTTTTATTTAGTGGTAAAGATTATTACATTATTGTTTAATTATTGTTTTTATTTGATTTAGTGTTCTGAAAAGAGTTATAAATACTCTGATTTTTATGAGAATTGAATACTTATTTGTGGAAAAAAGAACCTGCTCTAAAGGTCTTATAAACCCCTTATAAACCTCTCAGTCCTTGTGACCTTTACCCGCAGGCTATCACACTCAGAGCATTTTGTCAACCACCCCCGCATAAAAATTCTGAGACCCACACATTTTTTCTCGTCGAGACTTATAAATAATGCTTATGGATCTCGACTAGACATGCACTTGACATCTAGACGAGATAACAGTATAATAACAAAGTAACATACAAATCTCGACGAGACCCATGTATTACTACGATCACAATCTCGACTATACATCATTAAGCAATGATCATAATGTATACGATCTCGACGAGATGTGTGAGACATACATGCATAATACATCACGAGATATGCAACTAGATGCATATGACGATGATGATGAGTATGCACGAGATACATGTGATTACGTCGAGCTTGCATATAAGCATTACGCATGATATAATACGCAAACATCACACGAGATACACATGTACGCACAGAAACGCATTGTAAGTGTTACATTAGACATTGAGTGTTATGAAGATCTAGACCTTAAGAATATCAATTGGAATGATATCTTAGGACTAGAAGGTGACGAGAACGTTGATATTAGCATCAGAGAGACCGCAGACGTGTATTAGTGTGCCACTTCCCCGACTGGCACGAGAGGGCATTAGAAGACCTTATAAGACCCATAGAGAGACCTTATGAGTGTGACAGTCGGGGAAGTGGCACAAGGTTTCGGCACAGGGTCCAAAATCGTGTATTGTAGTTAAGTCATCAGGAATTCACCCCAAAAATGATTAACAACGACACACTTGAGATGTTATCAGCACGGGAACAATTGATTGAGGATGTTGAATCAATTGTTGAAACATTTTGCTGGGAAATGTGGGAGGGTAAGTATCCTGAAACTCAAGAAGATTTAACCCGTATCTTATGTGATGCTGTCTGTCGTAATTTCCCCACTAACTAACAAGAATATGTGCCAGTCGGCAAAGTGTCACAAGGTTTCGGCACAGGGTCCAAAATCGTGTATTGTAGTTAAGTCATCAGGAATTCACCAAATGGAAGGTTACAACGGTTGGACAAATTGGGAGACCTGGAATGTTGCTCTCTGGATCGGAAATGATCCTGGTTTGTATGAACTTGCCTGTGATGTTGCAAGACATGGTGAAACTTACGGTCACTTGGTAAGTATGATTCACGATGCCGGAAGTAAAGAAACCCCAGATAGTTGTAAGTGGGACGATGTTAATATCAACGGATTAGAAGTAAATGAAATGATGAAAGAACTTATAGACTAAGTAACACTTACTCAACTCTCACTAACTAACACTTTTTTTAAAATGCCTGGCGTAACTACCCGCATCAAATCCATCACTGCCGTTCTGATTGAAAATGTGAACCAAGGACATAAGTTTACTGCTGATGAATTGGGTAATATTATTGAGAACCTGGTGGAAGAATATGATCTTCACTATTTTATGGAACGTTATGATTCCCGTCCCTGTCACACCAAAGGAGTTACACAAGTTGAATATCAAATGAAAAAACTTGAACTGGAAGGTATTGTTGAACGTTGCGGAATTCGTGAGTGGGTTAAACTCTGATCGAACGTTCACTCACTAACTAACACTTTTTTTAAAATGGATTACGACACTTTCGACACTGACATTTTCTCTGAGATTAATGATATGCCGGGTGAGATTTATGATGTGATTGAATATAAAGAAGAGGGAGAAGATGATAAGAAGTTTGATGTAGAAGAATATCTCAACGGTAAGATAGACTACTAAGTAACAC